ATTATGTACTACATAATCCCGGCGAATGTTTAGCTATTTGCGATAGCCTTCAATACTGTACAGGTATTGGCGAAGACCTGCATTGTTAGACTTTGCAACCCCCGCTTGATTAATCTTGCGCTCGTCGGATTCGATTTCCTCCAAGCGCTTCATACCCGCTGCATTTAGTGGATATTTATCTCGCGTAACTGCCGTTGCTTTGGTTAACTTAACGTAACTTGTCCATTTTTTAGCAATGCACACCGCTTCGACAATGGCGATATTGGTATCTTGTCCGTCTGGCGTTGCGTCTGCAACAGTGGCTTGAACTTGTTTATTACAAACGGCCTTTGCAATTCTATTGGCTTGGTTCACATTGCCAACAGCACCACCAAAGCGGCCTTGCTTTTGCGTCACTATCGGCTTGCCATCTTTGCCTTTTTTGGTTTCAAGCGGCAGAAAATCTGCACGCCTTACGCTTTTATCATTTGCAGCCAATACTATGCCAGCCTGTACGGTGAGAAATAACGCCTTGTCTGCAGCACTCTTTGACTTGCCAAGCGATACAGCTTTTTTGGCATATAATTCTGCCGCTTCGTCAAAGCGTACAGCGTTCGTTTGTTCGCCACTCAATAGTGCGCTTTCGGCGGTGGCGGTGTTGGTGTTGGTGTTGGTGTTCTGATTTGGTTTAGACATCTTATTTGGTTCCTTGTTTAAATTGAGTTGATTTGGCTTGCCTAGTGTTTCAGCCGCATTATGCGGGGCAAGGTTCTAGCTGGTTTCCATCCAGTGGGCATATACCTTGGCTGCACGCGTTTAGGTATAGTGGCGGTAGAGTGTGCGCCTTTCAGCGCATCAATAGTTCAATGTCATACCTATATAATCACCATATTCAATTAATCTCATGTAAGAGTAGATCATACACGGATATTTAATGCAAACGAATAACGCACTTATTTGCACTTATTTTGCATTTTTATGTACTACATAATTTTATGTGACATATTTGTCACGAATTCGCAAGTCGGGGTTCTGGCATATTACCCCTGCTTACAGGCTTCAAAACGTCTCAGTGGCGCTGTATGGGCGTTGTGAGCGGGTTCGTGTTATGTTCCATATGGTGGTGATGGCCATGCCGTATTATATGGGTAGTCTGCCTACAATCTTTCGCGCCGGGTGCCATATCCACACATTATTATTCGGGGCATTGCGAACTGTTCACCAATCAGTTTTCTGATTTCAGCATATTGTCCCGATATCCACTGAATTCCGCATGTCTAACCCGGCAGCTATGATAAGTCAGCAATGCTGACCTATTTTTATCGCGCTAGATAGTCGATCTGCTATGGTCAGCACCGCTTACCAACAGCCGCCCGTGCGTGGGCCGTACGCCCCCCTACGTTATATGTATATGGATATCTACACAGAAGGGGAAAATGAGTTGTTAACCACAAAAACAACTGTGCCGGATACATATACAAGCACACACATTAACTGGTATCAGTATGGGGAGCTAATGCGTAACATATAGGGGTACAAAATGATTAGTGTGATAAAAATATCACTAGTTGATATGTTTTTTTATGTTTTTATATTTTTTTACTTGACATATAGGGTAAAATGGAGTATAATGTTATACATTATGTAAGAATAGTTAAACGTTACGTTAAACATACGCTAAATAATCTTAGAAATTTCTAAGAAACATGGCAACAAATGTTAAACTAGTGTTTAACTAGTGTTAAACTATACACTACAGTATATTATTTGTATTTTTAAGGGAAAATAGCTAATGCCATATAAAATAATGGGTAAATCTGTATATAAAAAAATAGGTAAGACTTGGAAAAAGGTAGCCACTGCTTCTTCTGTAGCAAATGCTAAGGAAATGTTAAGCCTATTACGACAAAAGCATAAGGAATCAATATGAATCAACCTATAGGTAAAAGTTTAGCTGAATTTCATAGTGTATTTGGCTGTAAGAGAAATCAAAACTTTAAAAATAATACAATTGAAGATGTAGAATTACTTGTATTAAGGAAAAATCTTATAAAAGAAGAAGTGGAAGAAGTTTTTGAAGCAATTAAAGAATCACATGAAGCCCATGTACTTAAAGAGCTTGTTGATGTCGTGGTTGTTTGCGTTGGTATGGCCGATACTTATGGTTGGGATTTTGACACTGCTTTTAAGCGTGTCCACGAGTCTAATATGTCTAAGCTTGATGATGACGGTAAGCCAATCTATAGAGAAGACGGTAAAGTTATTAAGTCGAAAAACTATAAAGCACCTTATTTAAGCGATTTAGTATGAATAAGGCATTTTTTACTTGACAAAAACTAAAAAAAGACTACAATGGTATAATGATTTAACTCTAGAAGCTTTTTATGATAGTTTATGCAATTATAAAGCCAAGATAAAACTTCCTCACCATGATGTAGTTTATGTACGAGCAGCTTTGCGGGAAAGAACAGGCAAAACCTTTTCTTATGAGCAGGTGCACAATGCGCTAAAAGCTGAAGGATGGAGTAGAGATTGATGGGTGAAGTAATAGAAATTAAAAATGTTAAGCCTGAAGAAGACACACTAATTTTGTGTGAAATGTGTGACGCAGAAGGCAGACTAAGCTTAACCTTTTTTGTATATGAGGACGGCACATTTAAATGCACGAATTGTGGCTCCTCTTATGTATTTAATGCATGATTGATGTAACTCCTCAAGCAGACGAACATCTATGTTCCGTTATTGAAAAAGAAAAGGCACATGGAGTTCTATTGTCTGTCAAGGGAGGTGGGTGTGCTGGCTTTAGTTATGACTGGAGTGTAGTACACGAGCCATCAGGTGAAGCCATACCGCTGTCTAAGGGTACTTTGTACATTGATCCAATTGCTGTGATGTACGTAATTAATACTGTCTTAGATTATAAGAAAGATATATTTGGTAATATACTAAACCTTGAAAATCCTAATGTAGTTTCGTCTTGTGGATGTGGAGAAAGTTTTTCAGTAGCATAAGGAGATAGTAATGTCGATCTTTGAAAAACTAAAGGCTAAACTACAAGAAAACAAAGAGCCTACTATGGAACAACGTATTGCTCTTATTTTGGAGGAATATGTAAATCCTACAGTAGCCATGCATGGCGGTAGTGTATCTTTTAATGAATATGACGAAACTAATAGCATACTTTATTTAAATATGAATGGGGCATGTTCTGGCTGTAGTATGTCAATGCATACATTACAAATGGGTGTATCTCAAATAATTCAACATTATATTCCTGAAATAAAACTGGTCGAAGGAATAGACGATCCTAATTCTAAAGTAGACCCATACTTTTCTTCAGAGCCAAATGTACTATGGTAGGAATGTTATATGTAAGGTATATGCAATATACTAATGCTCAAACTATTTATCAGGAGGAACTAATGCTAAAAATTATTAAACAGTTAGTTAAATATGTAGCCCTTGTACCCATCACTATTTTAGAATGGGTTATGTGGCCTATAGCCAAAATACATGCAGGGCTAAATGCAGCTTCTCAATGGCTTAAACAGGTAGGACAATGAAATGCAAGTTAGTGCGTTGTGGAACCTTGTAGAGATTATATGGTTTATATTACGGAATTAGATTAAAGGGGAATAGGGTATGGCTGATAGGAATAATGCTAAAATTTCAGCAAAAGCAAACATAAATGAAGCTAGAGGTATGTTTTTGACTAATGATTTAACACTTAGAGAATATAATAAAGTATTAAAAGAAGCATCTGGTGCTTTAACCCCAGAACAAATACAAAACACAATAAAAACATTTGATAATGATTTTTATTCTGATCAAGGTCCAGCGGCTCCAAGAGCAGAAGAAGGTCTTCAAAGAGCATTAAAAAGAGCGGGTATTACTAGGGAAGAATTTGATAAACAATTTCACAAGGAAGAGGATAAACTGAGCCGTCTGAAGGAAGAGTTGAGGACTGGTAAAAAACCAAGCCAAAATAGAAAAGGTGGTCTACCTAAAAAGCCTAAGTTTATGAAGGGTGGTTCCTATAAAGGTAAATCCCATATGTACGCCGCTGGTGGTATGGTTAAAGAACTAAAAATGTAAGGAGTACGTAATATGCCTACGCTACATTGGCCCTATACAAACAAGGGAGAGCAAAATGCAAAAGCTGCCGCTAAAGAATATGGTGGTAAATATGTAAGTGATAAAAAGGACAAAGGTGGCGGTGGAGCATCCATTATGATTGCTGTAGGTTCACCAGTTAAAAAGAAAAAGAAATCCCCTGCTAGGAGAACTAGTAAAAAGGGGTAGCTAATGTCCCAAAGCAAAAAGAAGAAACAAAAGAAGCAAAAAGAAACAGTTAAAACTCCATATGACCCCTTAGAGAATAGTAGCGAACAGCCCTTTGAGGAACATCGTTCTTATTTAAAAGAAGCCCATGATGTAGGTCATTTAATCTGGCTTTTAAACAATGGTAAACTAAGCCTTCCTTACCACGAACACAGGGAAGGGTCATTAAACTTTAATTTACCATTTGACAGCATTGAGAAAAGCTACTATAATACAAACCCTAATCTTGTAATACTAGACGATTTCTTAAATGAGGAAGCGTTACAAAAGCTACGTAGTTACTGTCTTGAGTTTCCTTTTTGGAATACGATATATGGCAGAGGTTATTTAGGAGCATTTAGAGAGAATGGTTTTCAACCTAATGTTCTAAATACACTGGCTACAGAACTAATGGAGAATCTTCCCGGCATATTTAATACGTCCAATAAAAGGCATTTGAGCCAGATGTGGGCCTTTAAGTATGAATCTAAATGTCCCGGTATTGATATTCATGCAGACTTTGCAGCTATCAATACAAACTTCTGGATTACCCCTACAAAATGTAATGCCGATTATAACGAAGAGAAGGACATTGGTAAATCAGGAGGTATGTGGGTTTGGGATACAGGTGCACCGTCTGACTGGGACTTTACTAAATATAACGGTGACGATAAAACTGAAGTTACTAAGTATTTAAAAGACAAGGGTTCAAAAGCCCTTTATATACCCTATAAGTATAACAGGTGTGTGTTATTTGATTCTAATTTATTTCATAAAACTGCCGATATAAACTTTCATCCGGGGTTTGAGAATAAACGAATTAATGTAACGATGCTATTTGGAAATAGAGAAAATACAGGAGTGGAGCCAATCGATATGTTAGAAGTAAAGAAACTAAAAGAATCAATTACAAAGCCACTCAACGATGCCAAATAGCAAAGCACATAAAAAATGAACGATATCGAGCGAAAGAATGAAATCGATATTGTACAGATTCGTGGTGAATTGAAGCTACTGGCTGAAAAGATAGATGTCATAAAGACAAATGATCTTTATCACATTCAGAAATCAGTAGATGGTGTAAATAAGATTTTATGGGCTGTTGGACTTCTTATTCTTGCTCAACTGGCTATGGGAATTAAAATGGCTATCTTTGGTTAAGGTAATGCAAGCAAGTGTATCTTTTAAATGGTCTGAACTAGAATGTAAATGCGGTTGTAAGACAAGATATATACAAGATGAAGCTATAAATAAATTACAAAAACTGAGAGATATTTTACAAAAACCAATGATTATAAATAGTGCAGCACGTTGTCCTTTGCATAATGTGCGAGTAGGAGGTTCACCAAAGAGCCAGCATAGGTCCACAAAACAAAATCCTTCTACTGCATTTGATGTATCATTAAAAGGCTTAGATAAAGAAGAATTAATTATGGCAGCTAAATTTGCTGGGTTTAAAGGGTTAGGTGTAAAATATAAAAGTTTTGTGCATATAGATAATCGTAAACATTCAGCAACATGGTAAGGAGAATTATATGTTTGATATGATAGCTTCAGTATTAACTGGCGGTGCTACAGGCATTGTGGGCAGTTTAATAGGTACTGTAGGTAGATATTTTGATAATAAACAAAAGATAAAACAAATGTCTTTGGAGTTTGATCAGGAATATAAGCTACAGGAATTGCAGATTACTTCACGTAAAGAAGAACTTGAAAGTGAAGAAGCTATTGCACGTATGGAAACAAATGCAGCTATGAAGACAGCTTCTTATGCACATGATGCTTCATATGGACCTGCATCTGTTACGATAGCCTCTATTCTTCGCTTTGTACGCCCAGTACTTACGTTTGTACTATTGGGCTTTGTCGTATATATCTTTTGGCAAGCAAACGATGATGCTGCACTTGTATTTGATTTATCAAACCAGATCATGTTTTTAACTACAACTGCTGTAGCATGGTGGTTTGGAGATAGAAGCTTTAGAAAATGAGAGAATTAACCACAAAACAAAATACGTTTCTACAAGTCTTGTTCGATGAAGCTGGAGGAGATTCAACTAAAGCTAAAGTATTGTCTGGCTATAGTGAAGCTTCAAGTACTTCAGAGATTGTACGTTCATTGAAAGATGAGATTCTTGAACTTACAAAAGAGTATCTTGCAGTTAATGCGCCAAAGGCAGCTAATGCTTTAATCAATGTACTAGATCATCCTGCTGAATTGGGCAACCAACATAGACTAAATGCAGCAAAAGAGATGCTGGATCGTATTGGTATTCAAAAAACGGATAAGGTAGAAGTATCTGCTCCACAAGGCATCATGCTGCTTCCACCAAAAGAACATAGCCTACAGTAAAGATAACTGTAATGGCATATAAAAAAGGAGACTACAAAAAATACCACAAAAGTAAACGCATGAAAAAAGAACGTGCGTTGAGAAATAAGAATAGAAGAAAAGCACAGCGTAAGGGAAGGGTTCGTAAGGGTGACGGTAAACACGTAGACCATAAGGACGGTAATCCTAAAAATAATAAAAAGGGTAATTTAAGAGTAGTCTCAGCTAGAAAAAATAGAAAAAAACAATGATGTACGACGCCGGATATTTTAAAATGCCTGATCCTGTCGGGTTACAAGAAGACAGTGTATGGCTAGAGATACCAAGAATAAGTAGAACTATTCCGTTTGGTTATGAGGTATATGAAGAAGATCAAGATGTACTTATACCTATTGTAGAAGAATTAGAAGCTCTGGAATTAGCAAAAGATTATTTAACAGAGTATTCTTATAGAGATGTAGCAAGGTGGTTAAGTGACAGAACAGGACGACAAATCTCCCATATCGGACTCAGAAAACGTGTCCAAAAAGAAAAGCAAAGGAAAAGCAAGGCAGCTACATATAGAGCATGGGCTAAAAAATATGAAGTCGCCATCAAAAAATTTGAAGAGCTTGAGGAGAAGCGTACAGGCGCGAAAGAAAAAGCAAGAAAAGGAGAAGGTCAATCCACCGCCTAAGCCAGAGATAAAAGAAAGTGATGAAGGTTTATCTCTAAAAGAAAAATATAATGTATTATTTGAACCTAATGAAGGGCCACAAACAAACTTTTTAGCGTCATCGGATCGTGAAGTACTATACGGCGGTGCTGCAGGAGGAGGAAAGAGCTACGCAATGTTGGCTGATCCTCTTAGATATTTAAGTCATCCTCAATTTTCTGGACTACTTTTACGTAGGACCACAGAGGAATTGAGAGAATTGGTTTGGAAATCACAAGAGCTTTACCCAAAGATTATTTCTGGCGCAAAGTGGTCAGAAAGAAAAATGCAGTGGACCTCCCCTTCAGGCGGAAGATTGTGGCTGTCATATCTAGATAGAGATGATGACGTACTCCGTTACCAAGGGTTATCTTTTTGCTGGATAGGTTTTGATGAGCTTACGCAATGGCCCACACCATTTGCGTGGGATTATCTAAGATCAAGATTGAGGTCTACTGCGCCCGATCTTCCAGTGTACATGAGAGCTACTACGAACCCCGGTGGTTCAGGACATGTGTGGGTAAAAAAATACTTTATAGACCCAGCAACTCCCGGTGAGTCCTTTTGGGCTACAGATGAAAATGGAAAAACATTAATATATCCTAAAAACCATAGCAAAGAAGGACAGCCCTTATTTAGTAGAAAGTTTATTCCTGCAAAGCTATTTGATAATCCTTATTTATCAACTAGTGGTGATTATGAAACAATGTTGTTATCGTTACCAGAAAATCAAAGGAAAAGATTGCTGGACGGTAACTGGGATGTAGCAGAAGGTGCGGCATTTCCTGAATTTGATAGAACGGTACATGTAGTTGAGCCATTTGACATACCAAAGAATTGGCCTAAATTTAGAGCCTGTGATTATGGCTACGGTTCTTACAGTGCTGTTTTATGGTTTGCAGTTGCTCCAGATGGTCAACTAGTTGTATATAGAGAATTGTATGTATCAAAAGTATTGGCAAAAGATTTAGCCAATAAAGTTTTGGCACTAGAAGAAGATGACGGCACAATTCTTTATGGAGTATTAGATAGTTCTTGTTGGCATAAACGAGGTGATACAGGACCAAGTTTGGCAGAACAAATGATTTTAACTGGTTGTCGTTGGCGACCAAGTGATAGAAGTGCAGGAAGTAGAATATCAGGAAAGAATGAAATACACCGTAGATTGCAAATGCAGGAATCATATGATGATGATGGTCAAATTCCCGGCATGACGGTATTTTATACTTGTAGAAATCTTATTTCTCAACTTCCTTCAATTCCTCTTGATAAAAAGAATAGTGAAG